GTTATCTGTACCTTCTTTAAATTTAATACTGCCAGCAGTAGTAGTCCCACCAGCAGATAAGACTGGGGCAGACATTATAGGAGTTGTTAAGGTTTTATTAGTTAGTGTATCTGTAGTAGCTCTGCCAACAAGGGTTTCTGCACCAGTAGGCAGAGTTACAGTCCCTGAATTGGATATTGAAGTTATAACAGGAGTAGTAAGAGTTTTATTAGTTAGTGTATCTGTGGTTGCTTTACCAACAAGGGTATCTGTTGCTGCTGGCAAAGTTACAGTAACATCTGCTGTTGACACTGGGCCACTTAAGGTAACAGCATTAGTGCCATTATCTGTACCTTCTTTAAATTTAATACTTCCAGCAGTAGTCGTTCCCCCCGCAGAAAGTATTGGGGCTACTAATGCCGGAGATGACCCAGCTAGGGCTAATGGAGTGAGGGCATTAGTATCATTAGTACCCGTAGTAACTTCAGCAGTACTAGCTTTAGCTACAGTAACTGTACCGGTAGACGTAATAGTTCCACCAGTAGCGATACCTCCGGTTGCTACAGAAGTAACAGTACCAACACCTGAACCATCATCACCGGAACGTACAAAATTAACACTGACTTCATCAGCATCGGAAATAGTCCCAGCAGACATTACATAGGTCACGGCAATCTTACTGTATGTACTGGCAGAAGTAACTGCACCTGTTACGTTGAAGATATGGTAATTTTCCGGTGCTAGATTTTTAATTACATAGATAGCTCCTTTTATGGCGTGAGTGGAATCATCCCACGTATCAACAAAATTATTGATATTTCCGCCACCTGCTGCCAGATCATCCATATAGAGTACTGTGACACTGGAAGCAGTACCGTGGTTAAGCCAAACTTTACCATTACCTTGGTCTGTATCTGTAGTGGTTGTTTCGTACGTCATCACAAGACCGGCGTTACCTTTTGCTCCTGTAGACCCGGTAGCACCGGTAGAACCTGTAGAACCTGTAGAACCGGTAGCACCGGTAGACCCGGTAGCACCTCTTTTTGCTATGAGTTGCCAATATACAGATGTAAGATCATCAGCAAAAGTACCGGAAGTATGTTTGACAACACAAAGATAAGATTGCTCAAGCGTACTTTCATAGACGGCATCATTCAACGCATAATCAGTAGCAGTAACCCAAGTCCCTTTCCAATCAATACCTACTGTATCTTCTGAAGAGGTTGAATAGAAGGATGATCCCATCTTAGTTTACTCCCTAGTAAGTCTGTGTAGCAAGGCTGGACCCTGCGTATTCAGCAAGATCGCCCATACGTTGCAATTCTTGCATAGTCTCTGTAAATTTCTTTTCCCACCGGACTATACCATCTTCATCGTGGAGATAATTGGCAGCTTCCAGAAGTGCGCCATACAACAGTAAATCAGGTGTATTGGTCATAAACCAGTTAGTCAGGTTTGTATCGGATAAAGGAGAAAATTCCTTCCAATACATTACATTCACTTCCAATGCAGTAGATGGTTGGGGATAGAAAATCAAGGTAGACCCTTCCCGTGCAAAATAAATCGGGTCGGCAGCATCAGTGCCTCGCGCCTTTAATTGACCCCAACTAAGTCTTTCCAGTTTAATAGGATCAGGGCTGGTCTGGATAATAACATCCTTAATTTCAAGGAGATCGTTAGGTAAATCAAAATCCCCGCCAACAGTATTGGTATTATAACTGGTCACTGATTCCATAGAAGGAATACGTAACGTACGATAAACACGGTGTTCACCCAACTCAATAAAATCAGGAATAGTCGTTGTAAGATCGGTCCTGTTCAGCCAGGTAGCGATAGAGGCTTTCAAGTCTGTATAATTTGTAAGAGCCATAAGTAGTTAAAATCCTCCTGATGTATGGCCGACAGTAGTAGATGCACGTTCACGTTCTACAGTTCCAACCTTATCTTTTTGGTAGTGCAGATTTATGTGTGTCACAAATATATCGTTAGCATCCCCATAACTTGTACCAGAAGGAGCAATCCTTTTTAAAGTACAGAGTATAACTGCATCTGGTTCCAGTTCTCCACTTCCCGTATCAAGTTTCATAGCTGTATCAGCAGTAGTGTGGTGCATATATTGAGTTGTGGATACTGCTATATCACCAGAATTTAAAGTTGCTCCAGATGTAAACGCCGTTTTACTGTAACCTCTGGCAATTAAATATTTTAATTCCCACTTGACAAAATTACTAGAACCTGCGGTTCCATTTAACCAATGAACACTAAATGACGGGCTATCATTGTTAACTCCTCCGTATCCAGTATCATCTGTGCCTGTTAACTTTTTCATATCGTGTGGAATATGAATAGTAAAATGTACTAAATCATCTTCATCAAAATCTGGTAAGTAAAGGCCACTTGTACCTACTTGTCTTAAAGTAGGAGCAGCAGCACCATCTCGTGTAGCTCCTATAGGGGTAACAATATCTCCCCATACAGGACGGTGTTTAAGTATCTCGTAATCTTTATTGTCTGAACCTACTGTTTCAGTACCAGCGTTAATAGAAGTGGCTATATGATCCAGTTCCTGTTTTAAATATACCCCAAGTGGACCCGGTTCGTCAGGAAGAGGCCCAGCGTGATACTTGTAAGTTTGCCGGATAGCCATTAGAGTTAATAGTTACCCGGTGCTGTTCGTAACTTTAGAAATTCATTACTGTTAAGTTTTTGCCACATACGTTTTTTGTCTTTTTCAGAAGGGTTCATAACATTTATCCCTTCTTTTATCCACTGTTCTACAATCACCATAGGAATGGAAGCAACCCGCTTCATGGCAGTATCTTTAGTGGGAGCAGTATAGTTATTGTAGTCTATCGTATTGGCATCAAGAATACCGCCGATAGCTTGTACCCTATTCACAATAATATCATCACCTTCATGGTGTATCTCTGTTTTCACATCGGATACACCGTCAATAATTTTATTATCGCTCATACTATACTGCTCCCTCTTTTTCTAAAGATTAGGTAGTTAAATCTTGAATCAGAGCGTTACCGTCTTTTGCACGACCTTCAAGAGTCCACTCAACGAGTAATTCCTTGGAGGTAGCATCGCCCGTAACGGCTAGATCAAACGTCTTGAACTGGCGTAAAAACGCGATAGACCAAGTCGAAGGATCAAGAACAAGAACTCTACCATTTGCACCAGTAGGAATCTGACGATTTGGTACCACAGACATATCACCATAATCAGACACGTAAATGTCTACAGCGTTTATGATCTTTTTAGTGTGAGCATCCGTGTTAGTAGAAGCAGAAGTACTGCGGCCATTAAAAGCAGTAAGCAAAGCCTTGTTGGTAGCCGACAGCATAACAACATTAGCATTACCGCCGTCAACCCACTGATCCTGAATAGCATCAGTCAAAAGGGCTTCAGCAAAGACACGGTCATCACCAGTCTCGGTAGCAATACCGGCACCAGTACCAGCCCCAGCCGCAGAAGTTGAACCACTAGTACCAAAAGAGCCATTATCAGCGATATAAGCGTATACGTTGCTGATTTCAGCAGCAGTACCAGAAGCACCAGTAACCCGGACATTGGGAGTATTGACACACGCCCATTCTATATCCAGTTTTAGTTCCTTACCACGTTTGGCAAGTTGATAAGCCATTTCTGACTTACGACCAGCATTTCTAACAACAGCGTCAGTACCAGAAACAGAAACGTCTTTGGCGTTGATCTGACATTCGTTGTAAATCCGCGTGGTAGCAGCAGCAGCCGTACCAGGAGCAGCAGCACCTTGTTCTACTTTAGAATCACCAGCCGAAGCCAAGGCGTCTGTCTGCCACTCATGCTTTGTCTGCGTGGCTTTAGTAGTCCCAACCATAGACACAAACGGAGTGTCCGTGGGGGAGATGTTATAGATCGCTTCCGTGAGGTCTTCACGGATACCTACACGATCATATGTATTAGCAACAGCTAAAGAAGCCATAGTTGCGTCCTCTTTTTAAGGGTTAATCTAACATGTCAAAAAAGATATCAGCAGCATCATGTAAATCACCTGTTTTTTTGAGTTTCAGTTTTTTAGCTTTTGTTTTGGATGCTTTATTTTCTTTTTTGGTCGGAGTTGACCCGGACTTAACAAACTTTGGAGCATCTTTCTTGATCTTTTTCTTTACAACTGTTTTCAATTTTTCGTTACTGCTATCGTAAAGCATAGCTTTGTAAAGCATAGTAAGAGATACGTGGTCTACAAGGTTATTTAACACATCCTCAGAGACACCGTTTGAAAGAGCATAGTCTCTCAACTTTACTCGTTCACCCTCTTCTTTTAAAGCAGGAACCTGTTCATAAAGAGTTTCAACTTGCCTTCCGGCGTATACGTTGAAGGCTTCTTTACGTTCAGTTTCGTGTAATTCAGCTACACGTTGCTGTTCTGCTTGAGTTTTGGTGATACGGTCTTTAACTTCCTGGTATTCAATGCGCTTGGTCTGCCACTCTGTTGGGTCTTCTTCTTTAAGTTCGTCCCAATTAACTTTCTCAAATCTTGAAAGTTCATTATCAGAGTTGTTTTTCAACCACTCAAGAGCTTGGATATATTGTTCACGCTCCTGTTGAATAGCCACCCGTAATTCACCATCAGCTTTACGCTCCTCCGCTAAAGTCTGAGTTTTGCGAGTATAATCCTGTTGCCTCAAATACCCGTTAAGCAGTTCATCGCCTGAAACTTCCGTTTCCTTACCATCTATTTTGACAGTATAGACCTCTTCAGTTTCCTCCGATTCTGTCTCTTCGACTTCTTCAACAACTTCTTCATCATCGCCGGGTTCCTCTGTTGCTTCCTCGGAATCTTCTTCGACTTTTTCAGTCTCTTCAGACTCCTCAGTAACTTCTTTAGAACCGTCATCTTCAACTTCGGGTGTGAGGAGTTTTCCATCCTCGTCCAACATATTAAAGATCGCCTCTTCAGGACTTGGGTTTTCATTCGATGGTTCACCACTTTCATCACCAGTGGTTCCCTCATCAAGAGGGTTGACCTGGTTGGTATCCGACATAGTGTATTCCTTCTGTAGCCTCACTATTTATGGAGTGAGTTTAGTTGGTGTTCAGCCATTGTTCCCGTGTCTACCATAGACCGGAGTTGACCGACCACACTGTCCAAGGCTTTAAGGCTTATCCAGAGATATTCTCTGCCTTCCTTATCACGATATGGACAATTCAGTAATTCATCAAGCAGGTTGGCTTTAACAGTCTTCCACGCCAGATCAAATGTTTCGTCGTCAAGAACCGTACGCGCTTTACCAGCTTCGTGTAGTTCTAAATTAAGTTTACCATCGTCTGTCACGATTTCACCGCATTAAGTCTGTTCTTTTCTTTATCGATGTCGTAATCAAATTCGATATCTTTATCTTTAAGTTCCAACTTTATTTTTTCAAACTCTGCATCATTTGCTTGCTTCACTTTAGCCAACTCTAATTTACCGCGCTCCACTTCAAGGGTGCCTTCCGCCAACACAAGTGTCGGATCGGGTTGCGGGGGTTGGGGTGGCGGCATATCAGCAGGGTTATTGATAAACGGTAAAGATGTATCCAGATCAAGAACTTTCTGGTATTCCGTAACAAAATTGTAGACCTTCTCTGCGTCGATAAGAGTACGGTTCTTATCTTGACTCGCTACTGTCTGTAGAACCTGACCCATCTGAACCATACCTTGCAGCTTCTCCTGTTTGCTGCCACGCCCGATACCGACTTTAACAGATGTATCGTAACGGGCTTTCCAATCCATCGGAGAAATTTCAGTGAACTCTTCATTTTCTCTTAACCTGACAATGTGGGTCTGGGCATCGTTGGAAATAACATCGTTATACATACCTACAAACAATGCTTTTACACCTGTTTCGGCAAACACACGGGCAATCAACTCAACCCTTTGTTCGGCACTGGATAGAACCTGGTTGACAGCTACCCCACTTGTGTGGGACGCCAACGCACCTTCATTTAATCCTTTGGTATTTTTGGAAACACCTGTGCGTTTTTCGATATCGCTGTCAATGATATTGATAAAGTCGAAACTGGTCTGGGGGAGTTGGGGTTGGTCAAGACGTTTAACAGACCCTTGAGCCTTGACCCTTACGATACCATTTGGTCTACTGGACAACATATCATCAAGGTTGACCATACCTTCAAGAACTTCAAACCTGCCGTTATTCTGTTGGTACATATTATCAAGTATACTGCGATAGATCGTAGATTTGATAAGCTGGAGTTCCATAACGGTATCGGCTACGGACAGTCCTGCAACCTTGTGGGGAACAGGAATAGGAGTAAGCAGATAGAATGGACGTTTAAGGACTATCTCGTTTTCAAGGATTTTCTTTCCGACCATAGTGACTTTACGCAGTTCGGCAATACCGTCACCATCAAAGTCAACTTTGAGATACCCTTCGGTAACCCACACAAGCCGTGAAGCAAAGTCTAATGCTTCGCCTCTGCTTTCCCTGTTCGGGAGATTTGTATCATCTTCTTTTGAAAACCTTGCATCTTCTTCAGACATACTGTCGATGATACTGTCACCGGATTCACTTTCGATACCTTCAAAATCATCTTCGTTAATTTCAAAATTCTCTTCCCGAAGTTCGGAAACAGTCTTGCGAGTCCTGTGTGCAACAAAAGGAGCCGAGCTAATATCTTTGGCTCTCTTTGTAATAAGGAACTCTTCAGGGGGAACATTGATAACTGCTTCTTTTGAGGTATCGACTTTGCGTGAGATGGCTACATCTATTAACTCAACGGGACCACCCATCTCGTCAAAGATTTCTGTTGTCGTCATCTCAAGAAGTTCTACGTTGTCGTCAAGAAGCAACGTATCTAATTCATCTTGGAGCAGTCCTGCAAACTCTTCACGGTGGACTTCCTCGGATACTTCCCAAAAAGCTTTGACTACTCCTAATTTCTGGATCAGTGCATCTTTGAACCAGGTCATCATAATCTGGAACCCAGGATTCTGTCGCATAAAGGTGTAGTTGGTAAATTGGGTGGCTTGAGCAGCCAACGGAATATCTTCTTGACCTTCAGGGTTAAATTCAACTACACTTTCACCACCCATGAAGATACGCATAAGTGTCGGCATGATCCACTCAACCGTGTCTTGGACATCGGAAGACTTGGCTTTTGATCTATCAGTCTGCTCATTGCCGTAATCTTCAATGAGGTAATATTCCATAGACTTAATACGATCATTAGATAAAGTAGAACCCGGCAAACCGGCACTGTTTTCTACTTCAGCTTCCATGATTGTTAGTAAGTCGTCTTCAGTAAGTTTCTCAGCCATAAGTTATACAATCCAATTATTAGGGCCATAATCCAGGTCTTTTTTACCGTAGTCTTTATATCCTGGGGCATCGCCTGTAGTGGCAAACCTGAGTGACATTGTAGCGTAGCGTGTTGCACTTAGAATATCGTCGTTTTTAGCTATGATCTTTCCATCTTTACGGTGATACATCTTAAATTCTTGGAAAAAATCAAAACAAGT